AAAAGAACAATCTCCAAATTGAGTATCAATATAAGCTCCTACAAAATGAACAACTGCATCTACAGTAGCAGCGGCAGCATTAGGAGTTGTTGAAGGAACATAGTTGGTTCCTGCAGCAGCTAGACCTTGTGCTTGAGCAATTGTATAAATAGTTGAAACTACTTGTCCAGCAGCATCAGTTACATTTACAACAACACCACCAGCACTTAAAGTAAGAACAGTTAAAGTTGCATCAGCATTTCCACCAGTAACAGTAATTACATCACCAACTTTATAAGCTGCTCCTTGTGAAGCAAAACTATAAGTAGCAATTACACCAGCTGCAATAGTTAAAATGTTAATTTTAGCAGGAACATATCCTGGACGGTTTGCAGCAGTAATTGCAGATCCTAATGAATCAACAGCTGTAGTAACAACTCCGTCAACAACAGCATAACCTGTTCCACCAGCTAAAGTAGCAGTTAAAACACCATCTAAATCAGCTTCCTTTGTAAAAGGAGTGATTAACGGATTACCAGCTTCATATCCAACATTACCTTTTGGTAGCATGTTTCCAACTACCTGTGCAGCTTCTGTAGCTAACACTAATGCAGGATCTAAATATTCTTGTCCATCAATACAGCAAAGATTTGCAGAATCACCAATTGCATAAGCATTGTGATTTAAAAAACGTAATGCTGGAGAACCTTTAATATCCATTCTCATAAATTGTGTAGTTCCACATGGAGTACATGTAGCACCCAAAGCTAAAGAAGCAGTTGCTTGAGTAGCTGTAATACAGTTTGTTTCCCACAATCTAGAAATGTATCTTGGGTTAATACCCTTAGATTTTACTGATTCTTTGTAACCTCCATGTCCTGGATTGTTTCCAATAGAATCTTTAGTGTAAAATGATCCTTGCACTACATATGCAAGCTCTCCTTTTGCAAAGACAGGAATACCAGCTCCACCGGGTAGTGCAACTGATTCCCAGTCACCACCAGCTACTAGAGCTAGTTGCCCTGCGGTCAGAGCACTTGTTGCAGTATTAGCCGTCAATAACGTGCTATCTGCAATAAACGTTTTGTTAAACGCATTGTTAAAATAAGCCATAATTTTTAATTTTTAATTAGATATATATATTTGTACTACGTTGTACATTAATAATATAAGCAATTATTATTACTTAATCAAATTATGATAAGAATATTAATTTGTATTTAGCTGTATTAACAGCATCTTTTACTAAATCAAGATTATTTACTATTTCTGAATAAGGCATAACTTCTTGTAATTGATTTACTTCTTCTGTTAAATTTCTGAGATATTGTACTGCACCTTCTACACCACTTAAACTTACAGGTGCTTTATCAGGATAGTCTAATATTACTTCACAAACACCTTGCATACCCTCAGCAATTGTATCTGCTAATTCAGGTAAAGCATCATAAATTTCATTTAAAGCTTTATGCTGAGCATATGAGCCATCTCCTGTTACAGATAAATGAAGTTTATGAAAACTAGTGGCAGCATTCATTAATTCAACTACCAATGCAGCGGTCTGATCATGAAGAGAACTGCTTGGTCTTCCAATTCCTTTAGGTTTTTTATCACTATCTTTTTTCAATGATCTATATTCCATAGTAATTAGTTATTACGTTCAGCAGCAGCTTGACCTCTTTGTTGTTGATATATGTTTTCTATATCTCCTGCAATCAACGATGCTGTATCATCTAACATAAGTTCTGCTACATCATCTTTAAATTCACATTCAATATTTACTGTACTTATTACTCCTGTATATGGATCTGTACATCCCAATACTTCAACATATACCGGTTTTCTATAGTAAGTTAAAATTGGATTTACAATATTAAAATTTGTATTTTTATAAATCCTTATAGTATTATTTTGCATAGTACAAAAAGTCTCTCCCCAATCAAAATCAGGGTTTTTTAAAGGATCCCTTAATAATAAAGGAACATTTGCTACTTCAGATAAATATACTGTCATAGATCTAGGATCTGTACAGCATTCTGAAGTAGCATCAGTACCAATTCTTTTATATTCTAAATATGTATCTACTGGAAAGTTATTTGATTCAAAATATGTATCTGTAATAGTTCCGGTTAAAGACAATTCTATTAATAAAGGTTGTAAATCATCTATTCTTTTTTTAGATAACTCATCTCCTTCTTTATACATATTTCCTCCATGTAAATTTCTTCTGCACCACTCTAGTTGAACTTTGTTAAAAGCCTCTACAAATTGCCAACATTCTATATTATCATAATCCTGACTATCAAGTTTATTGAGCCTTTGTTTTAATTTAAGTAAGAGAGTGTCATTATTCATTGTTTACAGTTTTATGAATTCCAATATGGTTCTACTTTTTCTAAAAGTGCCATTAAAGATTCTTCATTCTCAGGATTTTTTAAAAACTCTAAACATTCTGAAGGGCTTTTACCAAATTTAACACCACTGTCAATTGGTTCAATCCATCCACCTGCTTTTGTTGTAATAAATCTATAATAAAGGGCATCCTTAATAAGTGCTCTTATTTTTAATTCTTCCATATCTAAACCAGAAGCTTCTAAAAATTGCGTTGCTGCTCTTTTCTTAGATGATTCTGCTCCAAAGCCATTTACATATGTATCCATGTTTTCATACAATACATCATTAGGTGTAGCTTTTACATACTGTACACTATCTACATCACATATTTTAGCAACATACATTAACTTAGTAACATTTGAATCATACATGTTTTGTAAAGCAACTAATGCTTTATTTTTTAACTTGCTTAATTCAGTTCTAGTTGATAATGATTCTTGTGCAGTATCTAAATAAAATTTAGGAGAATTGTTCATTGCTCTTGCTTCTCTTAATGATGCTGCAACTATTGAAAAACCTCCTGCATTAATAGCATGTAATTTTATAAGATCATAAGGATCTTTCATAGGGTCTAAAAATACTGGTTCATTCCCACATCTTAAACTAATTTTATCCCAAAACTTAGAATTATCAGGCTTCATTACTGTCAATTTATTCCAAAAATCTTTATCATCTGGATCAACTACATTAGCTGCTAATTCTGCTTCTAATTGAGCTACTACTTCTCTTATCTCTTTAATCTTTGCTTTTTTCTTATCCTTTGGTAGTAATTTTACTTCAGGTGCAAATTCATTAAGTCCAGTAACATATCTTTTAACACCATTCATTTCTAAACAGGCTAAAGATTCTTCATGGAATACTCCATCATGAAGTGAAAGACCATATTGTTCTAATCCCATGTTTTCCTTACTTGGATTAAAATAAGGGCGTATAGCAATAGTCTGATCTTTGGTTTGTTGATACTTTTCTACAATTGTGTAATCATTCATTTTTTTTTGGTTTTTTAATTAATAACTATTTGTCAGTCAAAAGTACAAAAATTTGTACGTTTATTATTAATATTTCTAAAGCAAGATTTTACACTTGCTAAAGTTTTTGACTTTTATTAAACTACCACCTTTAAATCACCAGTAGAATGATATAGATCACCTTGGACTAAACCTGCTGCTACTGCTGCAGCATTATTTGCATAGTCTTTGACTAATATATCTTTACCAACAGCTTTAGAAGCAATAATTTTAGACACACTTAAATTAGTAAATTCAGTTGTTTTATTTGCTTTTTTTATATCTAGTCCCATAATTATTTGTTTTAAAGATTAAAAAAAAAGGGAGGAGGTTTAACCCCTCCCCTTTAATTATTAGTTCTAGAATGATCCTCCTGTAATAGGGTTTCTCATTACAATTTTAAGAACTTTGGTTGGATCTTTTACCCAAATAGCAGGCATAGTTTGAGACATCATTACACGGTAACCATTAAAGTTTCCTGTAGATGCAAACCCTTGAGTTCTTCCCATATAGTCCATAGTACCATTTTGGTAGAACCACTTAAGTTGATTATCCCAAGAAAGTTTCAACAAGTGAATGTTATCATTTCCTTCATCAGTAACATCAAAAATGATAAAGCTATAAGAGCTTAAAGGTCTTCCATCAATTAATGGATTCTCAATATCATTAGTGTTCAAGTTATCAAATGCTGGGTTAAGCACAAACTTAACATTAGCAAGGAAAGGAATAGTAAAGCTTGTGTAAGCAAAACCATAATCTAAATCCATACCAGAACCTTTTACTGCACCAATATCACTAGCATTTTGAACTAAACCAGAACCATATACTTCATCAGCAATAGCTTTGTTAATTAGTTGCATACCGGCAATACCTGTTTGTACAACAAGTGATCTTTGTGGGTCTGGACCTTTAAATTCAACTTTACCTTGGTAGAAGTTGTAAAGTTCAGACTTAAACATGTCAAGAGTGAAAGAAGACTTGTTATATACTCTTTTGAAAGAGTTATCTAACTGAGCCCAAAGACCAACAGATAATCTAATATCATCTGGTCCGTCTTGCTTAACTCTACCACCCTTACCCCACATAAGGTAAGTTTCAATATCCGTAGCAATTTTAGATAGGTGAGCTGCTTCCATATTAGTAATGAAAGTTCTAGTAAGAGTACCATTTTCAAATGCTTCTCTTGCACCAGCTTTACCCATATTAGCAATCAGACCTTCAATAGAAGGAACAGAAGGGTTATTAGGATCTGTGTTAAAGTTTCTCCATATTTCAGTTACTGGTACAGTACCATCAGCATTCAAACCACCTTTGATCATAAGATCAGCACGGCTAGAAATAGAATAATGTACGTGTGCTTCTGCTCCTCCTACAAAGTTGTAGAATTCACGGAAACCAGAGCCAGTTTCAATGTCAGAGAATCTTTCTCCGTACTCACCTCTTGCAGAACCTTTTCTGAAGAACTTAGTACCTTTAGCTAAATACTTGTTATCCAAGATAGCTGCATTGTTGTTGTTTACCAATTGAACAGTATAGATAAAACCGTCACCTGCTGGGATAATATCATCAGCTGTAATGTAAAGTTCTAATCCATTGTACTTATCATAAGTGATAATATCACCATGACCAAAAGTTCTTTTGGAAATTTTAATTTTGAAAAGTGTACCATCTACACCTTTGCTTGTGTTTCCTGCTTCAATGTCTGCCACAATGTAAGGAAGATCTTGAGCAATAGGAGTTTGCCATTTGTACTCACCACGTGCATTGTCTACCATGATAGTATTCTTTCCACCGAATGAAGCCATTTGATACAAAGGCATTTCTACCTTTTGGGTCATTGCCCAAAGATCTACTGGTCCCATATCCATAGGCTCAGCATTGCCGAGCATTTGGGTTAGGTGATAAGAATCAACATGAGAACTAGCTTTGTAGCTTGTATCTCTCAGGAAAATCCCATTATTTAATACTGGAGTTGCCATAATTTTTAATTGTTTTTAATTGTTATTATTTATTTATTTATGATTATTAAATCCTTTTGAAAATGTTGTTGGTTCTTGGTAATTTCTTACCAGCTGGCTTTCTTGTTGTCTCTTCCTTCTCTTGTATACCTAGAGAACTGGATCCACCTGCGTTTGCCTGTTCAGTTTTTAATTTTCTAACTGTTTGTTCAACACTCTTTTGAGCTCCTTTATCCATGATTTTTGATTTGTATCCTTCCGGATCTTGCAATAACCATAAAGCTTCAGAAATTAAACCGTAATTTGGTTCAACAAACTGATACTTTTCTAATAGATGCCCAAGTAAATTTGTATTTTTTCCACTAACTGAAGGATAGCTTGGTTGAACTAAACCATTATACAACATTGCTTGTGTTCTTTTATCTACTTTAATATCACCTAAATTACCGTCTTTTAATGTTTCATATACATTAGACATGTATGTTTTAGATGCTTGTTCTTGCTGCTTTCTTTTAAGATCTTGCTCTTCAATTTTCTTAGCAACAACTTTTTCTTGCATTTTATCTAACTTAGGTTTAAACTTAGAAGCTTGAGTTTCTAATTTTCCTAAATCTTTCCAAATTTCAATTTCTTCAGAAATTTCTTCTTGTGTCCCATATCCTGTAGCACCTAAATACTCTCTGATAATTGTTTCTTGTCCTGATTCTGACTTGATATCTAAAGTTCTGGTTTCTTCTACTTGAGCTAAAGTTGAAAATAAACCTTTTAAATCTTGTCCTCCATCAGCTACATATCTAGCAGCAACTTGCAACTCTTCTGGTAAACTTGCAAAAAATTGTTTTGGAGTTTCACGTCTTGCTTGATTAGCTTTCTCTTCTAAATTAGCTTCAATAAGTTCTTCCCAATCTTTAGCTGAATAATCTGCTAATTCTTTATCATCATCAAAAGGAACAATTTTATCATCTTTTATAAGTTTGCTAAATACATCACTTATACCAGATATAGATTTTCTACCTCTTGTTTCCTTTTTTTCTTCTTCAGTTTCCTCATCATCTTCTGTTAAAGAATCCATAATGTCATCAGTGTCTTCCTTAGACATTTTAACATCTTCTTTTTCAGTTTCTTTAGTTTCTTCAACTTCTTCTGATTTTGCTGTTAAATCATCCACACCATCTTCATCAGGATCAGCAAATGAAAAATCAGCTTTTTTGTTTCTTCCTGTAAAAATATTTGGTTTGTCTTTTTCTTCTGTAGGTAGTGTTACATCCCCAGCTCCTGGAGCTCCGTTAAAGATCTCATCTAGGTTAATGTCTAATGTTTCTACGCTACTGCTCACAGTGTTTTCTTTTGTATTCATATTTGTTGGTTTTAATATTTAATACTTATATATATAATATACAAAAAGTTTAACCAGTTATAAAAGAATAAACTTATATAATTTGAAATAAGGCTAAAGTTTTTTGCAGTATATAGCTAACAGTAATTATTTATCTTCTTTCTTTTTAGAAGAAGGATTATCATATTTGTTTTTATTTTCTCTTGCAATTGCCAATTGAGTTTGAGCAATTGACATATCTGCTGCAATTTTTTCTCTCTCTACTTCTAATCTACTTTTTTCAAGAGTACCTTTAGTGTTCATTTCTTCACGCTTAAGATTTGCTTGTTGTTGATATCTAGTAGTTTCTCTAATATCTTTCATAGCATCTTGATAATCTGATACTTGATTCTCATTTATATCAGATCCAGCACCATATCCAGCAGCTCTAATTTCAGCAATAGTTAAATCATTTTGTCTATCCTTATCATTTTCTTGCATTTCAGTTTGTAACTTCATTTGCTCTTCTTGAGCTTTAGCTTGAAGTTGTTCTTCTTGCATTTGACGTTGCTGTTGCATTTCTTGCTCTCTTTGTTCTTGCATTCTAGTTTCAGAATCTTTTAAGATATCTGTTACTTCAGCAATGGAGTCAGCTTTAACAATGTTACCTAATTCATAAATAGAAGCTCCTGTAGTATTATTAGTTAAAGCCATTTGCTTTAATTGTTCTAGAACTTGTCTATGATTTGTTTTAGTTGTTGCAAAAACATTAAAATCTCTTAGTAATAAATCAGTACCATTAATTGTAAAGTTTACCTTTTGTGCTTCAGTAGATATATATGATAATCTTACACTTGGATTTGTACTGTAATAATATTGTGCTAAATCAGTTCTCATTTGGTGTACTCTAGGCATCAAATGATCTGAATGCTGTACAAAATAGATCTCTGTTTGAGCGTAAGACTGTTGCATAGCATTAACTACCCCTGTTGCAGTTTGAGCTGATACAGCTCCTCCTAGACGTTGTGGGTTAATACCTATTGCATCAAAGCATTGCTGTTTAAAATAGTTTGCTAATTGAATTCTTGACATCAATCTACTAGTCTGCTCCATATTAAGAGTTTGATAGTGATTGAAATTTGTTGCATTTTCTGTATTAGTAATAGAAGTATCTAATGGTAGCATTTGAAAATCCTTCATTGCCACCCATGCTTTAGCATAATTGTTTTTACCCCAATCTTCACCCATAGAGTGACGTGGTAATGCATTCTGATCAAACATTATCACGGTTCCAAGTTCATCTATTAAAATGTCAGCAATTTGATTATTAACCATGTTATAACCAACTTGATATGCTTTCATTAAATCTACTAAAGAAGTAGATCTTGTGTTTCTATCAGAAAATACTCTACCTTCTACAGGAAGTTTACATCCATAAAGTGAATTGTTACCTTTAAATTGAAATGGCAACCTTCCAGGTTTAGTTCTATTAACACCTAAATATATTGGATTTACATTATCATCCATTGTAGTCTTCCACATTGCAGGAACATTAGGTCCAACTTTTACACCACCCCAAACTTCATTTATCCAAATCCAATCTACATGCTCTCCTTGTAATAAAGTTTCTTTACTTTTGTTTTTAAAGATAGATGTATCATAAACAGGTTTTTGAGTTACTTTATAAGTTTCATCAATGATCTCTTGAATTACTTCACCATCTAATTCTACTTTAGTTAAGTGACCTACTTTTCTTTGTGTTTTCCAATATATAGTAGAAACTCTCATTAAATTACTATCTCCAAATCCTTCTAAGTCTTCACTTTGAGAAAGTATTTGTGTAACAATATCTCCACCACGTTCTGGATCAGCCATGTAGTTACTTGCATATTGTCTATATGCTAAACCTGGCATATTTGTATTCCATTCATGAGATCTTGTAGCATCATAGTATGATCCATCATTTTGATAACCATTAACTTGATATTGAGCTGATCTTGCTGGATATATTTTTTGAAGAGATTCTAATTGTTTTGAATTCATCAAATAACCAAACTTATCCACTACATCAGATACTGTCATCAAATCAATTTTTCCAACATAGTTAGAATCAGCAATATATCTTTGATCTGGAGATTTTTGATAAAAAGTTAATACTGGATTCCATAATTCAATATCATAATCATCTTCCAACATACGGAAATGCCAAAACTCTCTATCTGAAATAAGCATATCTCTAAATGCTCTTTCTTCTAGCTCTTGCATTCTAAATCTTTCCTCATCTACATTTAGTTGATGAGATGCCCATTCTTCAACCATACTTCTGTATGACTTACTAAAAAAGTCTTCTATTTCAGGGAGTGATTTAAGACCTTCTGGTGATAATTTTTGTTGAGCTTCTTCAGATGCTGGGTCCATACCCATTTCAATCATTGTTGATACAAGATTGGCTTCTGCTTCAGACAATAAAGACTCTTCAATTTGTATTCTTTTCTGTTCTAACATTTCATTATATGACTTGTCATCAACAGCTCTAAATTGAACTTTATTATATCTTTTAGAAAACTCTCCGCTTAATACATTAATTACATTAGGTACAATTGGATAAAACTTAAGTTCTAACGCAGAATCATTTTCTTTTGTTAAAACATCCATCATGTCTTTATAATCATTGTCTGGTTCAACAATGTAATCAGTTTTATCAATAATACCTTTAGCTAACTTATAGTTCTTTAATAATCTTCTTGCATTAATTCTTAAAAACTCTACACCTTGTAATTCAAGCCAATCTAAATTCCATGCAGCCCAATCATCAGTTTTTTCTTTAGATGGTAAAAACTGAACTGGTTGAGTTAAACTGGAAAACGTTGGCCCACCATCAGCCTTAGCTCCATTTTTTAACTGCATTGCATTTAATACTTTCATTCTAAATATATTTAGTTAATCTACTTATAATTTTTAAATCCAGATCTACTAGGTCTATTGGTATTTCTTGATCTATTTTGTCCAATATTTTTAAACGGACTATACTTTAATTTACTGAAATTATCTGACTTTACCAAAGAATTTTCTTCTGATTCTTGCCGTTTAGAATAACCTCTATTTGATTGTTGAATTTTTGCAAAAGCTATTAATGCTCCAAAAGCAACTAGCCTATCTACGTTTAATCCAGGATAATAAGCCAACATTTCTTTAATCAACATTGGATCTGGTATTCTTTCTACTCCTAATGTCTGATTGATTACAACTCCATTTATATCTGTTTCTTCATCTATAACCTCTCTTAAAAACTCAATAGCGTAAGATATTAAATGACTTTTAAATAAAGTGCCTGTATTTTTCCATCCGTATTCTTGATATACTGTTCTATTAGAACCAAGGTCTTTTAAAAATAATATTTGTTGTTTAGGTACTAAATATCTTTGTTTTTTTCTAGCAATCATATGCTGAATAAAAAGAGAAATATTATTTTCTACAACTGTCCAAGCATTGTACCATTCAATGACTAATTCAAGCCTTTCATGCGTTTTATTAATATCATCAAATCTACCACACCAGGCAGCTACTATTTTGTCTTTTTCAAGAAACTGTTCTACATCTCCTGATACAGTAGTTCTAGTTACTTCAGTAGCATTCTTATAAACAAATATACTACATAAAGAATCTGATGTTGTTGTCTTACCTTCTGATACAGGATCAATAGATGCATAGTATGCTCCAAACTCAGGACTTTTTACAGGCCTTTCCCAAACAACTACAGTTCCAGTTTTATCTGTTTGTTTTTTATCTACTGGAAATCTAGTTATTGGCAACTTGTTTGTTCTTTTTGCAAAGATCCCTTTTTCATTTCTATCTAATTCAATAAGTTCATAAGGGTATTCTTTTTCCTCAATCCTTTTTTGTTGTCTACTTAAAATGCCTTGTGGAAATATAGATGCTTTTCTATATGCAAATGCTTCTGCAATATTTAAAGGTTTTTGAGATATTCTTAATTGAAATTGTTCTCCATTTAATTCATTCTTCCAACGAGATCTTTCTAAAACAATTGCTTCTATTGCTTCTTGTACTAAAGAGTTACCCCAATCATCAATATAAGGAGGCATAGACCATTGTTCAGGAATAAATAACCCTGCCATACCAATTGTACCATCAGCGTCTATTAGATTTGTTTCTACAGCATATATATCATTTGCTTTAGGATTTGTAATCATTTCTTTTAATGGATTACATTGTTCTAAATCACCCACTGATCCAGCTGCTATAAACATACCCGTAGTCATCATACCCGATGACATTGCAGGACGTAAGTACTCATATGTCTCAGACATCTTAGGGGCAATCCCAGCTTCTTCATGAAAAAAGTATGTACAAGGTCCACCTACCCCTGTAGTAGCATTTTTTTCAAATGAACCTCCTTGTATTTTAGATTTAAGACCTCTGGCTGTTTTTCTATTTCCAACTTTTACTTCAATCTGCTGTTGCCATAATAAAACTTTCTCAGGATTACT